CCTGGCAAAATCCAGGTTGACTTCCCCATTTTTTTGGTCTATAATGATTAGAGGATAATCTGGAAAATGTCAATTAAGTTAGCGTTATTAAAATCTGGTGAAACCATTATTTCTGATGCTAAAGAACTAATTTCTGATGATAAAGTTTGTGGATATCTATTCGCTAAACCTCATAAGATTGAAACTAGAAAGACAGTTCTTTTGGTAGAAGAAAATGAAAATCCAAAGGGAGATCTGGAAGTTTCTCTATCTCCTTGGATTATTTTAACAACTGATGATCAGATTCCTGTTCCACCTGATTGGGTTGTTACGATTGTGGAACCAATCAAAACCATAAAAGAAATGTATGAGGAGAAAGTAAATGGACAAGACAGTCAAGTGTCTTTTACTGAAAGTTGACAATGTAATTGTTACTGAAATTATTGAGGTTGGTTCTGAACTTGGAGAACCAGATTGTAAACTAATCAATCCCTATAGAATTGATGCTGAAGGTAATCTAACTCCTTGGCCAGAAGTAACTGATCAAAGAGAAATGATGATTCACTCTGATAGTATTTTAACTATTGTGGATCCTAAAGCAGAAGTTATTGAAAAGTATCTTGAATTAACTGCATAATGCGCTTTTATACAAACGTTCAAATGGTCGGGGACCACTTCTTGGTCCGAGGTTATGAAGATGGTAAACACTTTATGACTCGGGAGAAGTTTAACCCGACTCTTTTTGTCCCTTCTCAAAAGAAAACCAAATATCAAACCCTGAATGGGGAGTATGTAGAATCAGTTCAACCTGGTTCTGTTCGTGATTGTCGTGAGTTTGTTAAAAAGTATGACGGCGTAGAAAACTTCAAGATTTATGGAAATACGCAATACATCTATCAGTATATTTCTGAGATGTATCCAGAGGAGGAGTTGAAGTTTGATATTAGTAAAGTTAAGGTTACAACTCTTGATATTGAGGTTGCATCGGAGAATGGATTCCCCGATGTAGAATCTGCTGCCGAAGAAGTATTGCTAATTACAATTCAAGATTATTCTTCTAAACAAATTCGTACATGGGGTCTTGGTCCGTTTAAGAATCAGCAAAAAAATGTGATTTATCGCTCATTTGGCAGTGAGCGTGACCTTTTGATGGATTTCATTAACTGGTGGATGGTTGAAGAGAATACACCAGAAGTTGTGACTGGTTGGAATACTGAATTGTATGACGTTCCATATTTGATTCGTCGTCTTGATCGTATCCTAGGTGAAAAGTTAATGAAAAGGTTTTCACCTTGGGGTCTTGTAACTGAAAGTGAGATTTACATTGCTGGACGTAAGCACATTTCTTATGATGTTGGTGGAATTAGTCAACTTGATTATCTGAATCTTTATAAAAAATTTACTTATAAGGCACAAGAATCTTATCGTCTAGATTACATTGCAAATGTTGAACTAGGTCAGAAAAAACTTGATCACTCTGAGTTTGATACTTTCAAAGATTTTTATACCAAAGGATGGCAGAAGTTTGTAGAATACAACATCATTGACGTGGAACTTGTTGACCGTTTGGAAGACAAGATGAAACTGATTGAACTTGCTTTAACAATGGCATATGATGCTAAAGCAAATTACAACGATGTATTCTCACAGGTACGAATGTGGGATACGATTATCTACAATTATCTCAAAAAGAGAAATATTGTAATTCCTCCTAAAGAAAAGTCCGATAAAGATTCTAAGTATGCTGGTGCGTATGTTAAAGAACCTATTCCTGGAAAGTATGACTGGGTTGTGTCTTTTGACCTCAACTCGCTATACCCTCACCTCATTATGCAATATAACATCTCACCAGAAACTCTTCTGGACGAGAGGCACCCGAACGTAACTGTTGATAAGATTCTGAATCAGCAGATTAACTTTGAGTTGTATAAGGACTATGCGGTATGTGCTAACGGCGCAATGTTCCGTAAGGATGTGCGTGGATTCCTTCCAGAACTGATGGAGAAGATTTACAAGGATCGCACCATCTATAAAAAGAAAATGCTTGCGGCAAAACAAGAGTATGAAAAGAAAAAGACAAAGGAACTGGAAAAAGAGATTGCTCGATGCAACAACATCCAAATGGCGAGGAAGATTCAACTTAACTCTGCTTATGGTGCTATCGGCAATCAGTATTTCCGCTATTACAAACTAGCAAACGCAGAGGCAATCACCTTGTCGGGTCAGGTATCTATCCGTTGGATTGAGAACAAGATGAATGCCTATCTGAATAAAATTCTAAAAACTGATGAGGTTGATTATGTTATTGCTTCAGACACTGATTCTATTTACCTTAATATGGGTCCTTTGGTTGAAAGTGTATACAAGGGAAGAGAGAAAACTACTGAAGGCGTTGTTTCGTTCCTTGATAAGGTCTGTAAGGTGGAATTTGAAAAGTATATTGAAGGTTGCTACCAAGAACTGGCTGAGTATGTGAATGCTTATGATCAGAAGATGCAAATGAAGCGTGAGAACATTGCTGAACGTGGAATCTGGACTGCTAAGAAACGATACATTCTGAATGTTTGGGACAGTGAAGGTGTTCGTTATGAAGAACCAAAACTGAAAATGATGGGCATTGAGGCAGTCAAATCTTCTACACCAGCACCTTGTCGCAAGATGATTAAGGATGGACTCAAATTGATGATGAACGGAACTGAAGAAGACGTGATTAATTTCATTGATAAGTGCCGTGAAGAATTTAGAAAAATGACTCCCGAAGAGATTGCTTTTCCTAGAACTGCTTCTGATGTTCGTAAATACCATTCAGCAGCAGATATCTACAATAAAGGAACTCCGATTCATATTCGCGGAGCACTTCTTTTTAATCATTATGTAAAGCAGAAAAAACTTACAAACAAATATTCATTGATTGCTAATGGTGAAAAGATTAAATTTGTTTATCTAAAAAAACCAAATATTATTCAGGAAAATATTATTTCTTTTATTCAAGATTTTCCTAAAGAACTTGGTCTTGACAAATACATTGATTATGACTTACAATTTGAAAAGAGTTTTGTAGAACCACTGAAATCTATTCTTGATTCGATTGGATGGAATGTGGAAAAAACCGTAAACCTTGAACTATTTTTTGCCTAATGGATTTGCCTATTAACGATGAAGAACTGAGTAAAATTGTAAGTGCTCTTGGTTTTGGTGGAGATGCTGCTTTGTATCATAAACTAAAACTGGTAAAAGAACTTAGAGAACAAGGTTTGCCTTATAAAAAGATACTTCGTGAAGAATATGGGATGGTATGCTAATGGCAATAAAACTTCCTATCACAGAAAAAGAGTTTGAAACTATTATTAATACATTAAAGGGACCTCATCCTGCTCTTTACGCTAAACTTTGGTCACATAAAATGAATTATTTGAATAAGGAGAAAAAAGATGGACTTTCTTAAAGAAATTGTAAAAGAAGTTGGAGGTGAATATACCAAACTTGCCTCTGATATTGATGAAACTGAGATTTATGTTGATACAGGTTCGTACATTTTTAATGCACTGGTTTCAGGTAGCATATTTGGCGGTGTATCTGGGAATAAGATTACTGCTATTGCTGGAGAATCTTCTACTGGAAAAACTTTCTTTTCTCTCGCTGTGGTTAAGAATTTTCTTGATAATAACCCCGATGGTTATTGTCTCTACTTTGATACTGAAGCTGCTATTAATAAATCCCTTTTAGAATCTCGTGGAGTTGATACTTCTCGTTTAGTTGTTGTTAATGTTGTTACCGTCGAAGAGTTTCGTACAAAGGCACTCAAGGCAGTTGATATTTACTTAAAAAAACCTGTAGAAGAACGCAAACCTTGTATGTTTGTGCTAGATTCTCTGGGTATGCTTTCAACTGAAAAGGAAATTACTGATGCACTGAATGATAAACAAGTTCGTGATATGACCAAATCGCAACTTGTAAAAGGTGCTTTCCGTATGCTTACGCTCAAGTTGGGACAGGCGAACATTCCAATGATTGTAACTAACCACACTTACGATGTTATCGGTGCTTATGTTCCTACTAAAGAGATGGGAGGTGGTAGTGGTCTTAAGTATGCCGCATCTACGATCATCTATCTTAGTAAGTCAAAAGAGAAAGATGGAAAAGAAGTCATTGGAAATATTATCAAAGCAAAAACTGCTAAGTCACGTTTAAGTAAGGAGAATCAGCAAGTTGAAATCCGTCTATTTTATGATGAGCGGGGTCTTGATCGTTATTATGGTCTTTTGGAACTCGGGGAACTCGGCGGACTCTGGAAGAATGTTGCGGGGCGTTATGAGAT